CACGCAAGTGGGGTGAAGCACCTTCTCCTTCTCTACTCCTTCAATGGGGTAGGGGGGGTCTTTGGGTGAAAGGATTTAAAGAGTCAAAAACCGGGGGTGGCCCCGAATTTTTTCGAGCCGGAATCAAACTCGGTGTTAGACTCGAACCATCAACACAGGAGAGAAAAGATGGAGCAACTGCAAGAGGCAACTTACTTCCCGACGAAGGTCTACGCGATCAAAAAACCAGAGTTTCTGGAAGCGGTGAAGGCGGTGTCTGCACGGTATCTGGAGGAGTCCAAAAAGGCGCTTGGTGAAGGCCAACACATGACGGTGATGACGGGAACCTACGCGCACGAGGAATCGATCAAGGACTTCGCTGAGTACGTCTCACAGACGGCATGGAACATTCTCCAGAGCCAAGGCTATGCGATGGACAATCTGGTGACGTTTTTCACTGAGATGTGGACGCAAGAGCACAACGCTTTCAGCGACATGACGTACCACGTTCACAACATGGGCGCACAGATCAGCGCGTTCTACTTCCTCGAGACACCCAAGGGCGGGTGCCAAATGCTGATCCATGATCCGCGCCCGACCAAGATGATGATCAACCTGCAAGAAGCAGACGACAAAGTGGTCAGCGGCGCGACAAGCCACATCGTGTTCACACCTGAGCCCGGCACGTTGCTGTTGACGAACTCTTGGCTTCCTCACTCGTTCAGCAAGAACATGAGCATGGAGCCCACGCGATTCGTTCACATGAACCTGAGCGTGATGATCGCGCCAGAGACGCAAGAGCCATCGGTGGAGGTCGTGTGAAGTACCGCATCCGCTACAACAAGACAGCAGGACAGCCCGGCAGAGGAAGCGCCGATCACAAGTGGCGCGTGTTCGATGAGTCTGGCAAAGAATGGGTGTGCAAGGCGGTCAGGATTCAAACCAACTCATGGACTGAGCAAGACCCAAACGGTATTGACTGGAACATGGTCACCGAGGGAAAAATGATCATCGAGAGATCAACATCGTCAGTCGTAATCGTCTAACTCCGTGTTAGACTCTGGTCACCACGCCGTTGTGGGTTTAGAAGGAAAAACATGACAGAAGAAGACCTCGAGAAAGCCATACTCAGGTTCGACCGAAGGTACAAGACCTTCCTGAGCGAGGGCCTGTGTGACGACATGGCCTACAAACTCGCCGAGCAGATGTACGAGCGCGACCTCGATCCACAAGACGACCGTCGCGTGTGCTTCGAGTGCAACAACTACCTTGGCAAGGTGTGCATCAAGATCAAAGACAAAAGCGGCAGGCCACAGATGCCTCTGCGATTCATACTGCAACGCTGTGATGACTTCAAATTGAAGGGGACGAAATGAAACTACCAAGACTTCCAAACCCGGGCAATTTGCTCGAAGCGAAATACACCAAAGAACAGATGCATGCATACGCCTTAAAAGCGATGGCTCAAGAGCGTGAGGAGTGCGCGAAGGAGTGTCAAGACCGCTCCCAAGATGCGCCTGATGCTCATGCTGTGGAGGCTATTCTTTGTGCCGCCACCATCCGAGCAAGGGGACGGGCATGAGAATCCTTGGCATCGACCCCGGACTGTCGGGCGCATACGTCCTATTGGAAAACGGCACACCCATCGAGTGGGGCACCATGCCCGTCATGGTGGAGGGCTCCAACAAGCGCGTCAACGCATCCGCACTGGCCGCGCAATTCCGTGATGCACGGATCGACGTTGCATTCCTCGAGCAGGTCGGTGCAATGCCCGGCCAAGGGGTGACATCCATGTTCACGTTTGGACATGCCACAGGCACCGTCAGGGGCGTTCTGGGGGCCTTGGAGATCCCGGTGAGGCTCGTCACCCCACAAGCATGGAAAAAGCACGTTGGCCTTCTCAACAAGGACAAGGATGCCGCCCGGTCGTTGGCCATCCAGTTGTGGCCAGATTGGCGCGTGTTGGACAAGAAGGGTGAAGGCCAAGCGCTGGCCGATGCCGCACTGATCGCAAGGTATGGATCATGACCAAAACCAAATTGGCCGAAGCATCATGGCCAAAACCCAAGCCACCAAAACAGCCCAAGTCGCCAAGCCGTCTCGATGAGAAATTTTTGGATTGGGCAAAACGCAACAACATCAACATCGTCGACATCAAGCTGATGGAGAAGAAAAAATGAAAGACAGCATCTTGACTGCGCGGGCCAAGCGCCTGTTCACTGTGTGGGCGGTACGCCTGCGTCGATTCGCGCTGAGAACGCTTCCCTTTGGATTGGTGATGTGGGCGGGCATCGAGTGGGGTATCGCCATCGAGGATGCGCGGATCCACAACGACTGCAAGTTCACCAACACATTCCGCATCGACTACACAGGCTATGCATGCCGCATCGGGAGAGAGTGATGAATCAAAAGGACATCAATGACGCAGTGGACTACCTCTACATCCACGGTCGCAAATATGCCGAAGCAAAATCCCATCGCGTCTACCTCGAGGAATACCGCAAAAGCCAGAAGGCCATGCTCATGAAGGCGGCACTGGCAGATGGCCGCGCAAAGTCAGCCGCAGTGGCAGAGATCGAGGCTTACGCAGACCCGGCCTACATTCAGGTGCTCAAGGGCCTAGAAGCGGCCACAGAGGCCGAAGAGACGTTGCGCTGGGGGTTGATCTCGGCGCAGGCAAGAATCGACGTATGGCGCTCTCAGGAGGCCAGCAATCGCACATTTGACAAGGCGGTAATGTGAACTCCAAACCAAACGCACTCGAACGCCAATGGATGGGCATGGTCAAGAACCAGCCATGCTCTGTCTGCGATGCCCCCGGCCCCAGCGACGCGCACCACATCAAGCAGGGCAACCACTTCACCACCGTGGCCCTGTGCAAGTCATGCCACCAAGGGAGCAAGATGGGTTGGCATGGAGAGAAGAGAGCATGGGCCATTGCCAAGATGGATGAGAACGACGCACTCAACGTCACCCTGCGAAACATCTTCGTCTCCATAGACGATTGAAAACAAAGTAGTTAGTAATCTGATTACTACCGACCTAGGGAAAACCCCTAGAAAAAGATGCTTCCAAACAGACTCTAACTTGGTGTTAGAATTCATCCCACTGCAACATCGCAGGTTTATCTGGAGATCAACATGACCGAAACACAAGCCACCATCCAAGCCCTCGCAACCATCGAGTCCCTCACCTCTGACATCGATGCACTGTATGTGCTGGATCAGCAAGCCAAAGCCCTCGAGGCTCAGATCAAGGCCCTCAAGGCCGACATCGCCAACAAGTACGGCGAGTCTGCAAAAGATGCCGCAGGCAAGTACATCCCCTTCAAGGGCGAGTTGCACTCTGTGACTGTGCAGTTGGTGCAAGTCAAAGGCACTGTGGACTACGGCAAGCTGTGCGTTCAGTACGGCATCACAGACGAGGTGCTCGACACCTTCCGCAAAGAAGGCCGCGCAGACATTCGCGTGACTCCCAACAAGTGAGGTGCAACATGAGCCGCCAAATGCACCTCGACAAAGGCCCAAAGGGAATGGCGGCTCGTACCGCCTGTGGCCGCAACATCCTGCGCACACCGCTGTCAACAGACTGGAAAGGGTTCCTCGCCGAGCCTGAGCAGTACCGTTGCATCAAGTGCGCAAACTCCAAACAAGCCGAAGTCAACGCGAGGATGTCCAAATGAAACTCAGCCCCACACTCAAAACGTGGGGAGTGATCGTCTTGATCCTCCTCGCGTACTACTTGGCAAGGAACTGACATGAGATATGCCATCATGCTCATGACCGTCATGCTCACTGCCTGCGGCCCAAGCTGTGAAGGCGGACACTGGGAACAACAAGGGTTCTACTATGTCTGGGTGAGCAACGCTCAAACCGGGACTGGCCACGCCGAAGCCAAACCAAATTTCATTTGCAAGAAGGAAGATCAATGACCGAGAAAAAAGAACTGAGCCAACTGGCCAAGACCATCCTTGGCGGCGCAGGCCACATCCAGACCTTTACCCAATCCGAGTTCGACGAGGCACTGGCGCTGGCCAAGGCTGAGATCATGATGGTGGCCATCGAGACGACCAAGAAGGCCATC